CATCTTCTCGAACTTGTTCGAGAAGAAAAGCTTGAGCGTCTTCTGCTCACAAGCCTTCTGGTGCTCCTCCATCCATGACTCGGGGATCACGCCGAATTCCGCCAGCTCCTTCCAGATGTGCTTCAGGATAGGATTCTCGATGAGCTGGCGGATCAGGCTGTTGCATGTCGTGTCCCACGCGGACCCGTCGCCCTCGATGGCGCATGCCCCCTTCTTCTTGAGACTGTCCACCACTCGCTGCAGAGCTGCTTGCTTGGAGCAGTGCTTGATGCTCCGCTGCTCAAAGTGGTGGAACAGCAGGTCCTCGAAGCACTTCACAACCGCCAGTGCCATAAGCTGTCCCTCGTCGCCGTCCGCGATCAGCATCCTCGGAGCCTTGCCCTCGGGCATGTTCTCCGGTTTGATGCCGGCCTTGAAGACGGACTCTGGGTGCTCCTTGGCGTACAGGTTGGCCAGTGCGTTCGCGAAGCGGGCCCTGCCCCACTTCTTGGACTTGCAGTTCTCCATGTCGAAGCAATCGATGGCCCACTGCTGGATGCGGGCCTTCGAGAAGAGGACGCGCCGCTCGTCCTTGCTCATTGCGGTCTTGATGAGTTTGCCGATGCGCACTCGATCTGCCTTGGACAAGTTGGGCTTCCTCGCCTTCTTGATGATACGCTCGTTGATTGCGGCGTTGAGGTTGGAGGCTGTCTTGGAGTAGACGTTCGGCTTGACCTGACAGGGACCGATGAGGGCCCCCATGATGGGCATGTGGTCGACGGGCTCGTCCTTGTCGAAATTCTGCCCAACAACTGCGACCACGCCGTTGATCTCTGCCGTCCTTCCATTCTCGGCCGCGTTGGCCGCGACGTCGGGGTCCCCAGGTGTGCTCGGTTGCGCCATGCGGTCAGGCGCGTTTGAGGAACCTGTGGGTGAGGACCCACCACCGCCCGCAGGCGATGCGTCCCAGTCGAGGACCTCTGGGGGCTCCTCGGCTGCCTTCTCGTTGCGACGAAGCTCGGGCAGGCGGTCCCACTGCAAGCACTTGGCGATACAGTGGAGGGGTCCGCGCCACCCATACGCCGTGGACTCCCGGGTGACATACTGAGAGACTGCGATCACCCCCAGGTGTCGCATGCTCACATGGTCAAGGCTCCCGGTCGGCCACAACGCCTGTGCCGTGTTCTCCATGTTCGCGAACAAGGAGGTGGCCTTCGTCTGGTTGCGGATGCCGTGGTACAGCGTCCGGCTGAGTTTGGAGTACTCTTCCTCGGTCAGGTTGATGTGGTACGAGTGGCACTTCTTGAAGGCTGCAGCGATGCAGCACGACTGTGCTTCGTGGATGATCACTGTCCACTCACCTTCCCGTGCGGAGGCCCTCTCCCTGATGTACTGGGGGACCTCCGAGAGTTTGTAGTCGCTAAATCCCGTGCGGACCGCCAACATTGCTGCTGGCTAAGACGTAACGTTGTCCTCTACGTGGCGCGTAGCAGTCCAGACTTGCGTCCGAACCCGAGGTTGCCAATTTCCTCGCTTACCGTGACCTGTCTCAAACGGGGATCGCT